CCATTCAGATCAAAGTCCAACGGACTCCATTTAGTTTTATTTATTGATGGAGTTGTTGCTGCATCAGTAATGCGAAAAAAATTAATTGAGCTAGCATCAGATTTAGGAATTAATGATACAACTACAGACATCTATCCCGCACAAGATGAAGTTGATTTAACACCAGAAGATTGGAATAAAAAAAGAAAAGGTAATTTTGTAAATTTACCGTATCAAAAAGCACACATGACAACAAGAGTTGCTATGGATAACGATGGTAACTCTGTTAAATTAGAAAATTTATATAAGTTTGTATCTAACTATAGATTAAGTCCAAAAGAATTTAACAAATTAAAAATTTTTCAAGATGATGATACAAAAGATTATCCACCTTGTGTAATTAATTTTATGAAAAACAAAGTTCAAAAAGGTGAAGGTCGTAATGATGCAATGTTTAATGTTGCAGTATTAGCAAAAAAAATAAATCCAGATCCTGTAATGTATGAAGATTGGACTAGAAATTTAATGACGAAGGTATGTTCTGAACCTTTACATCCAAAAGAGTTACAAAATATTTTTAAAGGTGTAGAGAACAAGGAATATGCATACAAATGTAAAACCTCAATAGCTAGGATGCATTGCGTATCATCCACTTGCATCAAACGTAAATTTGGTATTGGAGCTAATGAAGCATTACCAGAAGTAGGAAAACTTTTAAAAGTTAATTCATATCCGGAACCTTATTGGATTCTTCCAATTCAAGGCAAATCAATTCGATTAAGCACAAAACAATTATACCAACAGCAGCTGTTGGGAGAACAACTATTAAATTATGATATTGTTTGGAGATCACTTAAACCAAGCAAAAGAGATCCAGATCCGTATAGAGATTGGCTAGATGAATTAATATCTAATAAACAAGACATGGAGGGATTTGATGCTGCTGAAGAAATGGGTGACGTATTTAATTCTAGGATGACTAAATTTATTGAAGATGTAGAAGATACAACTGAGTTTGATCAAATAGACTCTGGTAATATTTGGAAAGATGAACATGAGATGAGATTTAAATTGGAAACGTTTAGATCTTTTATGAAAAAAATGGGTTATAATTGGAATGAAAAAGAATGCACTAGATTTTTAGAACAAGGTAAAGCACTTCCTAAAGCTAAATTTAAAGGAATTCAAACTCGACATTGGGTTGTGACTTTACCAAAACAAATGGAACACAAAAATAAAGATGTCAAATTTACTAAGACAAAAGCTGCGTGGGAAGACAATTAAAATATTTGGACCACCAGGAACTGGAAAAACAGAAAATTTACTTAAGAGAGTCAAAAGATATCTTGAGAGAGGATATTCTCCAGACGAAATCTGTTACGTATCCTTTACTAACAAAGCTGTTAATGAATGTGTTTCAAGAGTTAGACAAAAATTTAAAGGTTATGATGAAGATGCCTTCTCATATTTTAGAACACTACATTCTTTGGCAAGACAACAGTTTGCTGAAATTCCCGTACTAGATCCAAAAGCAGATTTGTTAACGTTTCATACACAATATGGGACTGTTAAACTTGGTTACAAAGATACTTGGGATGATCAGAAAGTTTATAATAATTGGTCTCTTCAAATTTATGATAGGGCAAGAAACATGAAGGTAGATCCTGTGTGGTTGTATAAACAACAGCCAAGAAAATCAGTTAGATTACAACAATTCAAATCTATTATAGCTGGTTATGAAGAGTTTAAAACCATGGAGATGGAGAACGGACAACGGACACCGGACAGATTAGATTTTACGGATATGGTTGAAAAATTTATTGAGGACGGTCTTATAATTCCTTTTAAAGTTTTAATGGTTGATGAAGCTCAAGATCTAACACCTTTACAATGGGACATGGTAGTTAAAATATCTAGTGCAGTAGAAAGAGTTTACATAGCTGGTGATGATGACCAGGCAATATATGAATGGAATGGTGCAGATGTTGACCTATTTCAAAGTTTTCCAGGTAAATCTTTAGTGTTAAAAAAATCAGTAAGATTAAACAAAAACATACATTTCTTTTCCAAATGTTTACTAAATAGCATGGGAGAGAATAGAGTTCAGAAAGCATTTCATTCTAATGGCAAGGATGGTGCTATTTATAGATGGAATGGATTAAAAAAAGTTCCTTGGGATATGGAAGGAAATTGGATGGTGTTGGCTAGAATAAATGATGTAAAGAGAGAACTCCAGCAGGAGGCAAAGAATTTAGGTTTGTATTATCAAGATCAAAAAAATAATAAATCATTTGATCCGAATCAATTCTCAGCAATAAAATATTGGGAAAAAATATGTGAAGGTGGGAGTATCACTAGAGAAGAAGCTGTAACCATGTATGAATATTTATTAAACATAGACCACGGATACCGGTCATCGGACAGTAAAAAATGGAGCTTTGCACATCCAAATCAAGTCTTTACTTTTGACGAATTACACCTAAGGTGTGGTATGCGAGATGAAAGAGGTATATGGAATCAAGTGTTTAAAAGAAAATTCAAAGATAAAGACAAACAATATTTTAAAAAACTTATGAGTGAAGGTGTAGATCTTAATCAACCACCAAAAATAATAATAGATACAATACATCAAGTCAAAGGTGGTGAAGCTGATAACGTTGTGTTAGCCAGCAAATGTAATTTTCCTTCACATTTTGAAAAAAAAAATTTAACGGATAAAGTAAAAGAACTTAGAGTTTGGTATACAGGAGCTACTAGATCTAAAAGTACATTACATCTGTTAGGTACATATCATCAATACAACTTTCCATTAGGAAAATATTACAAACAATACGAGGCTAATTATGTTTAGAAAAGTAATACTTGATGCGTTAGAAGATAGATATCATGCACAGATATCAGAATCAGAAGCTACAATTAAAATTTATTTAGAAAAACCTGTTGGCATTGGAGAACATCCACAACACTTAGATGAAATAGATAAATTAATAGATAAAATTGCACAAGCAGAAGAAAAATTAGAAATTTTAAGGACGTTAAGACTATGACAGATAAAGATATGTTTGAAGAAGCTTTTCCAGAAGATAAGCAAATTGGAGGATCTCATTATAAATTTTTTGACATACAGCCCTATGAATTTATATCAAGAAATAAATTATCTTTTTTTCAAGGTAACGTAGTAAAATATGTTTGCAGATACTTATTCAAAAATAAAGTAGAAGATCTAGAAAAAATAAAACATTATTGTGATTTAGAAATTAAGAGGTTGAAGAGTAAAAAATAAATGTTTAAAATGATAAACTTTAAAAGTGAGCCAAAAAAAACTTTTTTTGCACCTGAGTGGGATTATTATTTATTTGAAAGAAATATAGATAAGATAGATTTTGTAAATTTAGCAAATTTTATTTTAGATAAAGAAGATGAAATATTAAAATTACCAGTAAGAAAAGACAACAACAACAAATTTACTGATGGATATACTGGTTTAGGTGAAAAAAGCACGACAGCTAGATTTAGTGAGTATAATGTTTTTAATTGGAATAATGAAAATATAAAAAAAATAAAAAAAGAAATTTTAAGTTTTCATGAAGATGTTTTAAAATATTTTAAACAACCGTTGCCTAACGAATTATATATTAATTGTTGGACAAATATCATGAGAAAAGGAGAAAAAATTAAACCACATATACATGGTATTACACCAACAACTTATTTGGGCGGCCATATTTGTGTGCAATGTGATGGTACATCTACTCACTATTTAAATCCAATAAACCAAATAAATGATCCTTTTAAATATAGTAGTAAAAATGAAGTTGGAAAAATAACTTTGTTTCAAAATAATATACCACATTATACAGATATGCATGAATCAGATAAAGAAAGAATTACGATTGCTTTCGATTTACATACAATTATGTTTAATAAAGTTCATATAAGGTTAATATGAAAAAAATTATTATTATGTGTAGTATTGTAATTCTAACTTCATGTGCAAAAGATTTAGAAATAAACCCATATACAACTTTATATAAAATGTTAAATGCCCAACAAAAAAAATAAATTAATTATGTGTGAAAATTGTAATGTAGTCACAGCTGTAATAATACACAATTACACTTATTATTGTGCAGATTGTGCTTTGTTCGAAATGGGTATTCCATTTAAAAAAATTATGACAATTGAAGACAAAGGTTTAAGCAGGAAAAAACAATGACAAAAGCTTCATTTTTTTATTGGGGGCCATTGCTGCTACAAACAAAAGTGGAGGAGCAAGATTTATTTGAAGTTGGAAAATTATGTGAAAGACAAAATTCTTTAAACCATAGATTAGCAGGTCATTTAAATGATCAATTTTTAATTGATAATACAAAATTAGAAAAAATTTTAGAAAAATATTTAAATATATACAAACAAGTTTTTTCTGAATACTATGCGGGTACTGTAGATTTTTATATTCAAAGCTCCTGGGTAAATTTTATGAAACGAGCTGAATTTAATCCACCGCACTCTCACGAAGGTGACTTCTCAGCAGTTTTGTTTTTATCTATGCCAGACGAAATAAAAAAAGAAAATCAAAATTTTAAAGGTAGTGGAGGTGTAAATAGTGGACCTGGTGAATTAAGATTCTTTACTGGTGTTGAAGTACAAGATTTTATTAATGAAGCAAGTTTTTTACCTGACAGAGGAGATTTATTTATTTTCCCTGCAAAATTATCTCATATGGTTGCACCTTTTAAATCAGATGTAGAAAGAATATCAGTTGCTTTTAACATGAAAAGGAAACCAAAATAATGACACATCAATTAAATTTTATATATAATGACAGTGATTGGATTGCTCCAGCAGAGTATCCTGATTTATCGAAAGCATCTGAAATAGCAATCGACCTTGAAACAAAAGATCCAAACATTAAAACAAAAGGGCCAGGTTGGGCTACGTTTGATGGACACATCGTAGGCTTTGCCGTTGCTGCTCTTGGACAGCAATGGTATTTTCCAATTGCACATGATGCTGGTGGTAATATGGATTTATCTATTACCTGTGCATGGATGCAAGATGTTTTAAAAACTCCTGCTACAAAAATATTTCATAATGCAAGTTATGATGTTGGTTGGTTATTAGTAAATGGTTTTGAGATTAGAGGTAAAATTGTAGACACTATGATTACAGCAGCTCTAATAAATGAAAATAGATTTAGTTTTAGTTTAAATGCCTGTGCAAAAGATTTTTTAGGCGAAATTAAAAATGAAACGTTTTTAAATGAAAAAGCTAAAGAGTGGGGTATAGATGCAAAAGCAGACCTCTGGAAGCTGCCTGCGGGCTACGTAGGCTTCTATGCTGAGCAAGATGCAGGGTTAACCCTACGTTTGTGGCAAACCCTAAAAACAGAGATATCTAAACAGTCTTTACATGATGTTTGGGAGATGGAGATGGAGCTGCTGCCTATTTTAATTGATACTAGACGTAGAGGAATAAGAGTTGACGAAGATAAGGCACATCTGCTAAAAAAAGAATTCAAACAAAAAGAGTCTGAGGTTTTATCAAGTATAAAATCTCAGACCACACTTGACGTAGATATATGGGCAGCAAGAAGTGTTGCACAAGTTTTTGACCGAATAGGCGTTGAGTACCCACGGACACCGAAAACCGAAGAACCTAGCTTTACCCAAAACTGGTTAGTAAATTGTGATAACCCGATAGCCCAACTAATAAGAGAAGCAAGAGAAATAAATAAATTCCATTCAACATTCATTGACTCCATTTTAAGATATACACACAAAGGCAGAATACATTCTGAAATAAATCAATTAAGATCTGACCAAGGTGGTACAGTTTCAGGACGTTTATCATATTCTAATCCAAATCTCCAACAAATTCCTGCACGTAATAAAGAATACGGAAATAAAATTAGAAGTTTGTTTTTACCAGAAGAAGGTAAACAATGGGGAAGTTTTGATTACTCACAACAAGAACCAAGATTAGTAGCTCATTACGCTGCTAGTGTTGATAATACATTTGAAGGTGCAGCAGAATTTATAGAAGCTTATAAAAACGAGTCTGCAGATTTTCACCAGATTGTTGCAGATATGGCTGGAATAACTAGATCACAGGCCAAAACAATCAACCTTGGATTATTCTATGGAATGGGTAAGGCAAAATTAGGCAAAGAACTGGGTATCTCAAAAGATAGAGCTGAAGGCCTTTTAAAACAATATGGAGAAAGAGTGCCTTTTGTTAAGAAATTAGCTACTGATGTATCTAGCTCTGCCTCAAAATATGGCTTTATAAGGACCATAGGAGGCCGTAGATGCCGATTTGACATGTGGGAGCCTGCCACCTTCGGAATGAATAAAGCAATGCAATATGAAGAGGCTAAGGCAATATATGGAAATAACATTAGAAGGGCCTTTACTTACAAAGCTCTTAATAGACTTATTCAAGGATCTGCTGCTGACCAAACAAAACAAGCAATGATAAATTGTTTTAAAGCAGGATTTAAACCATTATTACAAATTCATGATGAACTTTGTTTTTCAATAAATGAAGAGTCTGACATAATTGCTGTAAAAGATTTAATGGAAAACGCAATCGATACTTTGAAAGTACCATCAAAAGTAGATATTGCATTAGGTAAATCTTGGGGTGAAGCTAAAGAATAATTTATTCTTCTTCTTTTTCTTCCTCCTCCTCTTTCTCTAATTCTTTTTCAGTTTCTTCTCTTAACTTTTTTAACTCTTTGTAATAGTTTGGGTGTTTCCATTCAAACATTTTGCTCTCCTTATTTTTTTTATTTTACTATTATACCATGAGCAAATTTTCGATTTTTTATTTTATTGAATAGTAGAGCGATCACTTCACCAGGGGTTTTATTCTAGATGCGACACTGAATGCTTTTCAGTTTTATTTAGAGCGTACTAACCTTGGG